TTAATAAGGTTGCAGTTTTATACCAAAACAATAATCACAAAATGTACATAAATGGCTCTGAAGTAGCAGTAGATACAAGTGGAAGCGTACCGAGTGCAAATACTTTTGACAGATTAAATTTTGATTTTGGTCAAGGTAGTTTTGATTTTTACGGTAAATGCAAAGCCATAAGAGTATATAAAAAAGCATTAAGCGATAGTGAACTAAAAACATTAACAAGTTAACAATTAATAAAATGAATAAAATAGGTAAATACGAATTTACAAACGAATCTACAGCTAAAAGTAAAATAGCTGCATTAGGCGCTGCTACAGATGATGACGGTAATACATACCCAACTCACAAGCATTGCATCGTTGAATTAGGTAATATTGTAATCACGCCAGGTGATTATGATGAAGAAGGTAATGAACTCGAAGCTCCAGTGTTATCTGAGATGTATCACGTAGACGTATTGTGGAAAGATCTAACTATCAACGAAGATGGTGATTTAGATGGCGATCACGACGCTTGGGATGCTTACAAGGTAGATATTGATAGCGAAGGTGTTCACGGCTTCTTAGGATTGTCCTACGCGGACATGAAAGTGTAAAGTATTATTAATTAAATTAAATTAAATCATGGCAAAAAGAAAGACGCCAAAGGTGGCTAATCTCCACCCAGAAAAAATTAGTGACGAGCAGTTACAGAAAATGCAGTCATTAGTTAAAGCGATAAGCTCCACTCAAAACGAAGTTGGAGTTTTAGAAACAAGAAAACACAACTTACTTCATCAAGTGTTTGAGCTGCAAGATCTTCTAGCAAAACTTCAAGAAGAGTTACAGAAAGACTACGGCACCACAGATATTAGCATTGCTGATGGTAGTATAAACTACAAGGAAAATGGGCAAGCTGATTCGTAAAATAACTATAGGTAAAGATTACAAAATTGACGCTATGCACTATTCTGTTAATCAGGAAGTGTATGGTGGTCATACTATTTGTAATATATTAGAAGAAAAGGATAAATACAGCATATATATTAAAAAAGGTAACGACGTATTACCATGGAAAGATTTTAATAAAAATATGGCTATATCAGTAGAATACAACCTACAGTATTAATGAGAGCACTTAACGATTTTATTATAGAACCTAAAGGTGATCGCTATAATAATTCTGTAGACGTTGACGGCAAAAGCTTAATTACAAATACAGAAATATTCAGTCATCAACATGTGAATAGAGAAGCTGTAGTAATCGCTACGCCTGCATCTCACAATACTGAAATACAAGTTGGTGACACCGTAATAGTTCACCACAACGTATTTAGAAGGTGGCATAACATCAGAGGCGAAGAGAAAAACTCTAAAAGCTATTTTGAAGATAACAAATACTTTGTTAAAGAAGACCAAGTTTTTGCTTACAAGAGAAACAATAAGTGGAGATGTTTGAAAGGCTACTGCTTTGTAAAACCAATAAAATCTACTGATATGTTTAGCGAAGCTAAAGAAAAGCCTTTAATAGGTGTGGTTAAGTATACAGATGGCTCTGTAGAGGTTGGTGATCTAGTTGGTTACACGCCTTGGAATGAGTATGAGTTTGTAATTGACAACCAAAGACTATATAGAATATTATCTAACGACATAGCAATAATATATGAATATCAAGGAGACGAAGAAGAGTATAATCCAAGCTGGGCATAAAGCCGTTGAAGAGCTCATCAAAGTGGCTAAAGAGGCTATCGTTGATAGTGGCGATGATATTACTGCTGACAGACTTAAAAACGCCGCTGCGACGAAGAAACTCGCTATATTCGATGCATTCGAAATACTTAACAGAATACAAGAGGAAGAGGCGATACTCAATGGAAAGGAATCTGAGAAGAAAGAAGAACGCGTATTTAAAGGATTTGCTGAAGGAAGATCTAAATGAGTTACGAACAGAAATTATATAAAATCGTTGAACCTATTAAGATCAACACTATTAAAAGACTTAACAAGTCTAAGAAATGGGAGTATGGTTATAATAAGGAAAACGATATTGTAGTAATATCTAAGACTGGTCAAATCGGTGAAATATACGACATACAGGGCTTGAAGATAGCTTTACCACCGGCACCTAAAAACGTATACAAGCATAATAAAAATAAATGGGTTGCATTTGAACAACCAAAAGAGTTAAGCAAGCTTAAGAGTATTTTTGACTGGAAAAACTATCCTGAAGAGCAAAAGGATAAATGGTACGATTATATAGATGAAGAATTTAAACGTCGTGAAGATGGTTTTTGGTTCATGAACGACGGGACACCTACGTACATAGTTGGTACTCATTACATGTACTTGCAGTGGACAAAAATAGATGTAGGTAAACCTGACTTTCGTGAAGCAAATAGATTATTTTTTATATTCTGGGAGGCTTGTAAAGCTGACGTTAGAAGCTACGGTATGTGTTACCTTAAAAACAGACGTTCTGGTTTTTCTTTTATGTCATCTGCTGAGACTGTAAATCAAGCTACAATATCTAGTGATGCTAGGTTTGGTATACTATCTAAGTCTGGTTCTGATGCTAAGAAAATGTTTACTGACAAAGTTGTACCTATATCTATTAACTACCCTTTCTTTTTTAAACCTATTCAAGATGGTATGGATAGGCCAAAGACTGAGCTCGCTTACCGTGTCCCGGCTAGCAAACTAACAAGGCGTAAAATAACGTCAAATGAAAAGCTAGAAGAGCTAGAAGGTCTAGATACTACTATCGATTGGAAGAACACTGGAGACAATAGTTATGATGGTGAGAAATTAGCTTTACTAGTACATGATGAGAGTGGTAAATGGGATAAGCCTGACAATATACTTAACAACTGGCGAGTTACAAAAACTTGTCTTAGACTAGGTAGCAGAATTATCGGTAAGTGTATGATGGGGTCAACAAGTAATGCTCTTGATAAGGGTGGTGAAAACTTTAAAAAACTATACAACGACAGCGATGTCACAAAAAGAAATAGAAATGGTCAAACAAAATCTGGTTTATATGCTTTGTTTATTCCAATGGAATGGAACTTTGAAGGATTTATTGATGAATATGGAAGACCTGTCTTCACTACTCCAGGACGAGATGTTTATGGACCAGACAGTGAACTAATAGATGTAGGTGTAATCGACCACTGGGAAAACGAAGTAGACGGATTAAAAGACGACCAAGATGCTTTGAACGAATTTTATCGTCAGTTCCCAAGAACTACAGAGCACGCGTTTAGAGATGAAACTAAAAATAGTCTGTTTAACTTGACTAAAATATACGAGCAGATAGACTATAACGAAGGAACTAAAAGCTCTGCCGCTGTTACAACTGGAAGCTTTCAATGGGTTAACGGTGTTAAAGACACTCAAGTGATTTTTAACCCTGATCCAAGTGGTAGGTTTAAAGTAAGCTGGGTTCCAGATAGAAATCTGCAAAATAGAGTGATACTTAAAAATGGAATAAAATATCCTGGAAATGAACACGTGGGCGCTTTTGGTTGCGATAGTTATGATATTAGCGGTACTGTTGATGGTAGAGGATCCAACGGATCTCTTCATGGACTGACTAAATTTTCTATGGAATCAGCTCCAGCGAATACTTTTTTCCTAGAATATATTGCTAGACCACAAACCGCAGAGATATTTTTTGAAGATATACTGATGGCTTGCATATTTTACGGTATGCCAATATTAGCAGAGAATAATAAACCAAGGTTGCTGTACTATTTTAAAAGAAGAGGGTATAGAGGATTTAGTATGAATAGACCAGATAAAGTTTGGAACAAACTATCTACTACTGAAAAAGAAATAGGTGGTATGCCAAACTCTAGCGAGGATATAAAGCAAGCTCATGCTGCTGCAATTGAAATGTATATCAACGATCACGTTGGCATAAGTCAAGAGGGCGACTACGGCACGATGTACTTTAATGAAACGCTGAACGACTGGGCTAAGTTCGACATAAACAAAAGAACTAAGCATGATGCCTCTATAAGTTCTGGTTTAGCTATAATGGCTTGTAACAGGCACTTATATAAACCAAGACAAGATAGACAAGCGAACAAAGTGAATATAAGTATGGCAAGATATACTAACGACGGTTTTGCGTCAAAAATTATTAAAAATTAAATATGGCTGATTCAGTTATAAAAAGTTATTTTCCTAGTCAAGTAGTTAGTGACATCGAGAAAGTTAGTTACGACTATGGTATGAAGGTTGCTAAAGCTATAGAGAGCGAGTGGTTTTCTGATGGCTATAACAACAGATACTTAAACAATCAAAACAACTTTCACAGGTTAAGGTTGTATGCTAGAGGCGAGCAGTCTATACAGAAATATAAAGACGAACTATCTATCAATGGTGACTTAAGCTACTTAAACCTTGACTGGAAGCCGGTACCTATTATATCTAAGTTTGTAGATATAGTTGTTAATGGTATAGCTGAAAGAACTTACGATATAAAAGCTTACTCGCAAGATCCGTTTGGCGTTCAAAAAAGAACAGAGTACATGCAGTCTATTATAGATGACATGAGAACTCAAGAAATAAATAACTTCGCAGAAGAGGCTTTTGGCGTTAATCTATACGCTAACGACCCTGAATCTTTGCCTAGAGATGAAGAGGAGTTACAGCTACACATGCAGCTTGATTACAAGCAGGCGGTCGAGATAGCTGAAGAGCAAGCCATAAACGTTTTGCTTGAAGGCAATAGATACGAACTTACTAAAAAAAGATTTTACTACGATTTAACTGTTTTAGGTATTGGCGCTGTTAAAACTTCGTTCAACACATCTGAGGGGGTTGTAGTTGACTACGTAGATCCAGAAAACTTAGTTTATTCTTACACTGACTCACCTTATTTCGAAGACATATACTACGTTGGTGAAGTAAAAACCATACCTATTAACGAGCTTACTAAGCAATTTCCACACTTAACTCAAGAAGACTTAGAGG